GGTGGTGGTGAAAAAGAATCTCTTGAATCTATTCGTAAAGTTGCACCATTCCAATACGCTTCACAAAACAGAATGGTAACTGCGGTAGATTATTCTACTCTAGTATTAAGAAACTTCTCTACACTTATTAAAGACATTCAGTCTTTTGGTGGAGAAGACGCATTGAATCCTAAGTTTGGAACAGTCTTTATGTCTATTCTATTTAATTCAGATGTAGACGCAACAACCGTAGCAACAACTAAGGAATCTATTATTGACCTTGCAGGACAATTATCTGTTGCGTCATTTAATATTGAATTTGAAGACCCAGTTAAAACTTTTGTAGAAACACAAACATTTTTCCAATTCAATCCTAATCTGACTACCTTGTCCAGAAATACTATTCAAGATAATGTCACTGATACAATTGATACTTATTTTGAAAACAATACAGGTAAGTTTAGTCAATCATTCAGACGTTCAAATCTATTGACTTTGGTTGATGATGTAAGTCCTGCGATTCTATCTTCTCGTTCTAATATCAAGATTCAAAGAAGGTTTACTCCAACATTGACTGCAATTCAAGACCATACACTAAGATATGCCGCTGATATTGCAGAGACCGATGATGTGAATTATGTCATTACTTCTTCTGCGTTTACCTATAAAAACAAGACTTGTGTTCTTAGAAACAAACTCAAAACTAACAAACTAGAAGTATTCAACCAAGATGACCGTGAAGTAATCGTGGATAATGTTGGTAGTTATACAGGTGATACTGTTAGTATTGTTGGATTACAAATAGATAACTTTGTTGGTGCAGAAACATTTATTAAAGTAAGTGCTAAACCTGCTAACGAAAGTGCGGTTACTCCGTTTAGAAATGATGTATTAGAACACGATAAAGCAAATTCATTTACTCGTATCGTTGATGTAGATACTGGAGTCACTAACTAATGACACATAAGACGGACGATACATTAAAGGATTTAAATAGAAGAGACATTGCCTTTCCTAAGTATTATGTTGAGGAAGTCCTTCCAGAATTTTTTAAAACAGAGTATCCTAAACTCATATCTTTATTAACTGAGTATTATCATTTTGAAGAAGATGATGAATCTCCGTCTCGTTTAGTTAATGACTTATTTAATAATCGTGATATCACTCAAACCGATATTGACCTACTATCATATATTGAAGATGAATTGCTTTTAGGTCAATCTTATTTTGAGGGATTTGCTGATAAAAGAGCAGCTGCAAAATACTCAAGTACATTGTATCGTTCCAAGGGAACAAAGTATTCTATTCAACAGTTCTTTAGAACTTTTTTTAGTATAGACCCAGACGTAATCTATACCAAAGAAAATGTATTTAAAGTTGGAGAGGCAGATTCTCAGATTGGATTTAACTCACAAAAGTTTATTACTGATAATAGATTATACCAGACATTCGCTATACTTGTCAAGTCAGAACTTGCATTTAATGAATGGAAAGAACCTTATAAACTATTTACTCACCCAGCTGGTATGTTTATTGGTAGTGAGGTTCAGATTGTATCAGACGTTACTGATACCTTAACTGCACCTACAGTTATTCCTGCTGACCCACCACCTATCGTGGTAGAGAACAATGCGAGTTTCGGTGACCTAGCAACACTAGACATTACCGCATTAGTAGATGACCTATATAGTGATTCAGATGGTGTATTAAGTAGAATCAATCCAGAACTTGCGGATATCAGAGGTTTATCAATCGGTGATATACAAACGATTGAGAATCAGTATTCATCATTACGTGAAGCGCAAATTGCGTCTTCACCAACATTCGATGATGATGAGCCAATTGATGCGACTTCAGTAGTTGTGAACTCTGGAATTGCAGCTAACACCTTCACAAAACTTGGTGATGCACAACTCACATCCAATCTAGCGAAGTTTGGTGGAGGCAGCCTCATTCTTGATGGTGATACCGATGGTCTTCTTTCAGATAACAGCGTAGATATCTACGATTCTGCGAAATCTGGCACAGATAAGAACGTATTTACTGTTGAGATGTGGATTAACACTCCTGATGTTACACAGATTGCATATCTCTATGATAACTGGGTAACAGGAACGACAAGACAACCAATCTATCTTAACACTAATAACTTTGTCGTTAGTGTTAATAATGGCATTGCAGGAACGCATTCGGCTGGTTTGTCTAATAACACATGGCATCACATTGCGTATGTGAAAGACGGTTCGGCATATTATGTCTATACGGATGGTGTTCTGAAAGGCTCTGGTGTCGCTAATGCGGGCTCCGTAGATTATAGTGGAACATATATGATTGGTCGTCAAAAAGACCAAGTAAACCTAGAGTTCAATGGATATATTGATGAATTCAGATTGAGTAACTCAGCACTATATACTGGTGCAAGTTTCACACCACAGACCGCAGAATATACAAATGACTCTAGCACTATAGACCTCTTGCACTTTGGTGCGGAGCCAAATGGTAGAGGTATGGACTTATCTAATGACTTTAGATTTGAAACCATTGACCAAGAGAAACATATCTGGTATAGTGATGACTCAGACCAGTACATAAAAAGTTTTACACTTTAGTTGTAAACCCTTATAAATAGATAAAACAGACGGATTTAAACTATGGCAAGACAAACATTAAACAGAGGTACTACCGCAAACGATGGTACAGGGGATACCCTGCGTACTGCTGCCCAAAAGATAAATGAGAACTTTGAAGAACTCTATTTGTCTATTGGTGGTGACTCCGCACAAACAAGCGTTACTTTAACCGAACTTGGTGCGGTCTTTGAAGGTCAGGCAGAAGATGATTTTGAAACTACATTAAGTGCAATTGAACCGACTGCGGACAATAATGTTTATATACCAGACGATTCAGGAATGCTTATTCTTGACTCTTGTGCTCAAACACTGACTAACAAAACTATTCTAAGTCCTAGTTTAACTACTCCGTCTATTAAAGATACAGATTCAAGTCATTCGTATAATGTTGTAGTTAGTAATCTAAGTGCAAACCGTAATATTACACTTCCATTACTTACAACGAATGATACTTTTGTGTTTGCGAATCATACACAAACACTTAACAATAAAACTATAAATGGTTTAACCGTAACTAATCCTACCTTTGGTGGATTTAGTGGTAGTTCTAAAATATTTGATAGTGCAGGAGATGAGTATCTTCAACTAAAAAATGTTTCTAGTGCAGTTAACTTTGCAACTATTACTAACTCTGCAACTGGTAACGGCCCTGTCATAGACGTTGACGGTGCTGATACTAACATTAGTCTTAAACTAGGTGCAAAAGGTACAGGTGGTGTTGAGATTGTAAACAAACTTGTTCTTGAAAAAGGAACAGACGTTGCAACATCAACTGCGGTAGACTTAACAGAACCACTAACAGTATTTAACTCTGGTAGTTTAATATCACCAACTATTGATGACGGAACTATTCAGGGTGAAACAAAACACTTTGTAAACGTAGGAGCAGGTGAAGTAAGACTTACTCCTCAAGGTGGAACATCAAATATATTTAGCGTAGACTCTGGTGCAGGATTCGTAAGTTTTGACGAAGGCGATGGATGTCAATTAGTTTGGAATGACACAAAGAGTAAATGGTTTTTCGTGTCAAATAACGGCACAACAACAGGATAATTGAGATGGCAACAGTAACCAACCCATTAAAAAAACAAGTTATTAGTAGTATTCAATCAGACTTTGCTGATTCAGCTGAGAACTACTTTGCGGTAATCGGACGTTCCGAAGATTGGAATGATTCTGATATTGCACCAACAGTAGTAAATACTGCAAGGGAAGAAAGAAACTTCCGTCTTGGGGCACAATCTGCAAAGAATATTATTGACCTATCCTTTGTTGTTCCTCGTTATAACTGGTCTTCTGGTGCAATTTATTCTGCATATGATGACGCACAAGTGGGATATCCTGCCCAAACTTATTATGTTATGAACGATAACAACCAAGTTTATATGTGTATTCAACAATCAAAGAATGCTTCTGGTCAAGCACAAGTATCTACTGTACAACCAAGTGGTAATACTACAGGTACTCCGTTTGATACTGCTGATGGTTATATCTGGAAGTTCTTATATTCTATTAGTGCTTTAGATGCGACCAAGTATATTTCTGCAAACTATCTTCCTATCAAGTTACAAGGTGCAACTGACTCAGACTCTCCTGCTGCTGATGTAGAACAACTTGCAGTACAGAATGCTGCTGTTGTCGGACAGATTATTGGTTATGCAGTTGACTCAGGTGGTTCAGGTTATACCTCTACACCCACTGTTACTGTAACTGGTAATGGAACAAAAGCAAAAGCAGGTGCAACAATTTCTGGTGGTCAAATAGTAAAAGTAGAATTGATTGACAGTTCTGGTAATTATACACTAGGTTCTGGATATGACTTTGCTGACGTTGCTGTGACAGGTGGTGGTTCACCAACCAAACCTGCTTCAGTAAGAGCAATTTTATCTACTCCTTTAGGACTTGGTGGAGACCCAAGAGACGACCTTCGTTCTACTTCGATTATGTTCAACGTAAAACCAGAAGGTACAGAAAACACTGACTTTATTGTTGGTAATGATTTCCGTCAAGTAGGTCTTATGAAAGACTTAAAAGATAGTTCTGGTTCGGTAGACTTTACTGCATCAACAGGTATTATACTCAAACAATTAAAATTGTCAAGTGTAACTTCAGGATTTACTGCGGATAACACTATTGAAGGTTCTACCTCTGGTGTTCAAGCATTGATTGATAAAGTTGATTCATCTAATATCTGGTATCACCAAACTGAGGTGACTGGATTTGGTAACTTTGATTCTGGTGAGAATATTGCAGAAACAGACGGTAATGGTGCAGGTGTTCTTAATGCTTCGTTTGCTCCATACATAAATCCTGAGATAGATGCATTCTCTGGTCAACTCTTGTATATAGATAATCGTGCGGCTATTACTCGTGCGACTGACCAGACTGAAGATATTAAAATAGTAATTCAAATTTAAGGTATAGAAAATGCCAAAGACATTTACATCTAACGTATTCAACTCCTCTTATAAGGATGATTTTAAGGATAGTGATAACTATCATCGCATTCTGTTTAATAGTGGACGTGCATTACAGGCACGTGAACTTACGCAGTTGCAGACAATCATTCAAGAAGAGATTGGAAGATTTGGTCGTAATATCTTTAAAGATGGTGCGTCAGTAAACCCAGGCGGCCCTTCTATTACTAGTGATTATGAGTTTATTAAGTTAAACACAACCACTAATGTATTACCTGCCGACCCAACTACTTTGGTAGGTACAGAATTTACTGGTCAGACTTCTACTGTAAAAGCAAGAGTTCTACAAGTAGTAGAAGCAGAAGGTTCTGACCCTGCAACACTATACGTTCAGTATACCAATACTTCTGGTGCAACATCTGGCGAAAATCCAATTCGTATGAGTGCAGGTGAAGATATCTCAAACGGTAGTGATACACTTACAGTTCAATCAACTAATACTGTTATCAACCCTGCTACTGGTCAAGGTTGTAAGATTTCAAACGCAGAAGGTGATTTCTTTACTCGTGGACACTTTGTATTTGCAAAACCACAATCACTAATTCTTTCTAAGTATACTAGATTCCCAACTAAGGTTGTTGGTTTCAGAGTAACCGAAGATATCGTAACTGTCTCAGATACCGATACATTATATGACAACCAAGGTGCGACACCTAACTTGTCTTCGCCTGGTGCAGACAGATATCGTATTCAATTAATACTCACGACTCAAGACCTTGTTGATTCAGACCAAAACTTTGTTTACTATTGTGACGTAGTAGACGGTAATATTGTTGACCAAGTAACTGGTTTTGATGAATACAATGCACCTAATAAATTAGTTGCCCAGAGAACTTTTGAAGAGTCTGGTAACTATATTGCAAAAGACTTTACTGTAGACTTTAGTGATTCAGGAACAAATATTATTGCTTCTGTATCAGACGGAGTTGCATATGTAAATGGTTATCGTGGTGCAACCGAAAAAGCAACACCCCTAACAATTCCAAAACCAAGAAGTACCGTTTCTTTGACCAACGAAGTTGCAGGTATTAGTTATGGTCAATACTTTATTTGTGATACTCTAAAGGGTAATCTAAACATTAATGACTATGCAACAATCAACCTTCGTAGTGCTACCGCACACGGTGGGTCTACTATTGGTACTGCAAGAGTTCGTTATGTAGAAGAAGACGGTGCAAACTTCCGTGTCTATCTGTTTGATATCAAGATGAATTCTGGTCAAGCACTTCGTAATGTTAAATCTCTTGGTACTAGTACAACTGATTATGCTAACCCACTTTTAGAGAATAGTAAAGCAGTTATAAAAGAATCAACAAAAACTAATTTAGTATATCCTGTTCCTAATCCTAGACCAAGAAGTATTACTGACGTAGACTTTGAAGTTCAGCGTATTCGTACTGGAACATCTAATGGTTCTGGTTCACTAACACTTTCATTGTCTGCAACTGGTGAGACATTTACAAACACGAGTCAATATATTGTAACAACCGATTCGTCTGGTGACGTTGTTGCGTCTCCATCAATCTCTGGTGCAGGAACAAATTCTATAACGATTACTGGTCTTCCTACATCAAGTGCGGTAACTGTATACTCAAAAGTTAACAAAGCACAACCTATTGTTCGTCCAAAGACTTTGGTAGAAACTACCTATAATAATACTGGTGTAGAATCAGATGGTACTGGTACTAAGTTTGTAAATCTACACGCAACTGATTTATATGAAGTTGTTTCAATCAAACAAACTGATTCAGATGGTGCAGACCTTTCTTATCTATTTACTGTTGACAACGGTCAAAGAGCAGGGTATTATGATAATGCACGTCTAGTATTAGACGGTGGTGCAACTACTCCTAGTGGTGCAATCTTCTGTAGATTCAAACACTTTACTCACGGTAATGGTGATTACTTCTCAATAAACTCTTATACTGGTCAAGTTGAATACGAAGATATTAATGCATTCCAAGTGGGGCCTCGTACTTCAGTAAATCTACGTGATGTAATTGACTTCCGTTCTTCGGTTGACTCAGCTGGATTATTTACTGGTTCTGGTGCTGCTCATAACGAAATTCCAACTAATGGTGATATCTTCCAAGGTGATATAGAATACTATATGCCTCGTTCTGATAAGATTGTTGTTAGTACTGCTGGTGAGGTCAAGAACATTCAAGGTGAAGCAGGATTTGCTGCTCAGATTCCACCTACTCCAGAAAACACACTTGCGTTATTTGAAATCAAACATAACGCATATGGTCTAAATGATTCAGACGTTGTAGTTACTCCTATCAAGGCAAAGAGATTTACTATGAGAGATATCTCTGACCTTGAAACTAGAATTGATAAACTAGAAGAAGTTACTTCTTTAAGTCTTCTTGAAGTTGATACATCTTCTCTTCTAATTCTAGATTCAGCTGGTAACTCTAGAACTAAGTCTGGATTCTTTGTAGATAATTTCAAGGATAGAAGTTTCTCGGACGCAGAGAACTCAGAATATCGTGCAGGTATTGACCCATCAAGAGGTCTATTATCTCCTGCAACTTTTGACGATAACGTATCACTTGTATATGATAGTGATAAATCATCTAATACAATTCTAAAAGGTGATACTGTATTCCTTAATTATACAGAAAGTGTTGCTATAAGTCAACCCCTAGTTTCTGGAACAGAAAATGTAAACCCATTCGCAGTTATTACAGGTGAAGGTAATATTACTCTATCTCCTGCTTCGGACGAATGGTTACAAACAAAATATAAACCTGCAAATGTAATTAATCAGACCGCAGAAGAACAGTTACCAGACCTTAACGAAGGTGACCTTGCTGTTGGTACTGCTGCTCGTAGAGGAGTTACCAATGCGTGGCAATGGAGTGCTACTCCTTGGACACCTATTGCAGGATTCGGTAATTTAAATCTACTCGGTGGAATAAACATTGCAGGACGTACAGGTTTCAACCTCTTTAATGGTTGGAACGGAGTTGCTCAATGGAACTGGGCAGGTATTAACGAACAAAGAGCGCCAGACGGTATTAGACGAGGTGCTGTTAATGCTCGTAATGTAGGTAGAACTAGAGAGATAACACGTTCATATTCACAAACTATTGTAACTGGTACTAGAACTGTTCGTAAGAAAGTTGGTGACAGAACAGTATCCTTAACATTCTTACCGTTTATTCGTTCAAGAAAAGTATTCTTCCGTGCAGAAGGTCTAAGACCTAATACTAGATACTTCCCATTCTTTGATGGAACATTAGTATCTGATTTCTGTCGTGAAGAATCTTTTAACAGACACGCAAGTACTCGTGGTGATGCGGTATACTATGGTAATAGATATAGAAAATCTACTGCTCACCCACAAGGGTCAACTAACTTAGAAACAAATAGTAATGGTGAGATTGAAGGTTCATTCTTCATTCCATCAAATGATACTCTTCGTTTCCGTGCTGGTTCTCGTGAGTTTAAACTTCTTGATATTAGTAAGAACGATGATACAACATCATTGTCTCGTGCTTCAATTAACTATGTTGCACAAGGAACATTAGATACAAGACAAGAATCTATTACATCAACTCGTATTACTCAGAAAAGAACTCGTAGATGGACTGAGACTACAAGAGTTCGTAACAGAGACCCACTAGCACAATCATTTACCGTGACTAAACCTTCTGGTATGTTTGTGACTAAAGTTCAGACTTATTTTAAAACTAAGGACTCAAGTGTACCTGTAGAATTACAGATTCGTCCTATGGTTAATGGTATTCCGTCTGCAACAGATATCATTGGTAATGCAAGTAAATTCTTGAATCCTAGTTCAGTAAATCTACCTGCATCACAAACACAAGCGTCTGTTGTTGCGTCTCCTACTACTTTTGAGTTTGATGAACCAATCTTCTTGAATCCAGATACCGATTACGCTATCGTACTTCTTGCAGAATCAATTGACTATGAAGCATATGTTGCTGAAACTTATGCGTTTGAATTAGGTTCAACCGAAAAGAGAATCTCTCGTCAACCATCAATGGGTTCATTGTTTAAATCTCAAAATGGTAAAACGTGGGAGCCTGACCAAACTAAAGACCTATCATTTAAAATCTTCCAAGCAGACTTTGATACTGCTGGTGGATATGCGGTCTTTGAAAACGCACCTGTTGAAGCAGAAGCGACTGATGAAAATCCATTCTTTATGGAAAATGGTGACGCAACAGTCACTATGTTATTCCCTAATCACGGATATGATGTATCAGATACTATTACGATTGAAGGACTTGATTCCTCAACGACTTATAATGGTGTTCTAGGAACAAGTATTCTTGGTAGTAGAACTGTTACTGCGATTGATGGATTTGGTCTAAGATTTGAAGCAGACTCTAATGCATCGTCCTCTGGTAGATTTGGTGGTGATAGTGTAGTTGCAGATAGACAAGTACAATTTGATAAAGTCATTCCTCAGTTCACTACACTTGTTCCAGATGATACAACGATTTCTTATGGTGTTAAATACACTACAGGTAAATCACTTGCTGCTGTATCTGGGTCACAAGTTAGATATCAGAAAGACGCAGACTATAGTTCAGAAATATCTGTTGGTGATGAGAACTATTTCTCTGCTCCAAAACTTATTGCTAAATCTGCAAACGAAACTGCGGAACTTGGTGCAGGGGTTAAATCAACTTCATTTAAGATTGATATGGGAACAGTTCGTTCAGACGTATCTCCATTAATTGACGCACAAAGAGCGTCATTGATTACCACATCAAACTTAATTGATAACCAAGCACAATCACCTGCAAGTGGATTTAATGTTCCATTAACATTTACTGCCGAAACAACATCGTTTGGTGGTTCTTCACTTGCAAAACATATCACTACTGTTGGAACTCTTGAAGAAGACGCAGTAGGTTTAAAAGTTATTGTTTCTGCTGTCAGACCTTCTGGTTCAGACTTTGATTTATATTTCAGAGTTGCGACAGACGGTGAGAATATCTTTGATAAAGATTATACGTTAGTATCACCAGAGCAAACTATTGCTCCTGCTAATACATTCCGTGATTACCGATTCTTGATTGGTGGTGACGGTGGTGATATTGACCCATTTACTTCTTATCAATTTAAGATTGTAATGCGTTCTAATAACTCTTCATTAGTTCCTGTATTTAAGGACTTTAGAGCAATCGCATTGGCAGTATAATGAAAGATTATATTATGGTTGAAAATGCTTCTGGATTAGCAAGAGACCCAAACTCAGGTGTCGTTGTTAATATAAATAAAGATGAAATTAAAAAAGCACGAGAAGCAAAAGAAAAAAGGAAAAGTAAGGATAGAGAGTTTGAAGATTTAAAGAATGAAGTCGGTGAAATAAAAGAACTCCTTAACAAATTAGTAGAGAAACTGTAATGGCAACAAGTAAACCGACAATTACAACTATTCAAGATACATTCACTACGTTGGTGACCAATACCAATACGGTGTCTTTAGACTTGGGTGCAACTGGTCGTTTAAATACGAATGAAGACTCTAGTGCCGTTGCAGCTATCAACGAACTAGAATTAGGTATTCGTGGAACTTCTAATAATTTAGTTGCAACTGACCTTGCAGATTTTACTGCAAATAATATCGTATCTGCATTAAATGAACTTGACGAAGACCTACACGGTTCTGGTGGTGGTTCTGCTGCTTCAGACCTAACGACTATCGCAAATGATGTTGTATCTGGTATCAATGAACTTGATAGTGATATTGGTGCGAGACCACATACTAACCTAACAACCACTGCAAAGAATCTAACTGCTGGTGTAAATGAACTTGACTCCGATATCGGTGCAAGACCTCACACTAACTTAACGACTACTGCAAAAACATTAACTGGTGCGGTCAATGAACTTGACGCATTACAAGGTAATGTTGCAATGGGTACTTCTGCATCTACTATTACAGGTGCAGTAAAAGAACACGATTTAGAATTAGGTACTATTACTTCAGGTGCAATGGGAACAAATGCATCTACAGTATCTACTGCGATTGCGGAACTAGATAGTGACCGTGATGTTCTTATTACTTTTGTTGAACCTAAACAAGCAATCAATACTACTGCAACAACTGTTGCTGACGCAATCAACGAACACGAAGCAGATATTGGGACAGTTGGAAACCTAACAACTACCGCAACAAATCTTACTTCTGCTGTTAATGAACTTGACGCAGAACTAGGAACAATTACTTCTGGTGCAATGGGTACTACTGCATCAACTGTATCTGGTGCAATCTTTGAATTAGAACAAGAGATTGATACACTCAACACTACAGTTGAACCCACTCAATCATTAACAACTACTGCAAACTCACACGCAGACGCTATTAACGAGTTAGACGCAGAGATTGGTAGTGCAACTCTTACTACGACTGCACAAACATTGGCAGGTGCTATTAATGAACACGACACTGAAATTGGTGCTGCTTCATTAAATACTTCTGCAACAACCCTTCGTGGTGCAATTAACGAATTACATACTGAAGTAGGAACTGCTATAAGTGGTGATAATCTTACTACAGGTAATATTGGTTCATCTTTAAACCTACTAGATAGTGCAGTAGGTAATTTAGATAATTTAAATACAGACGGTTCTATTGCAAATAGAACAAATATTGTAACATCTCTTAACTCTCTTGCAGACGATATCCTTCTTTTGGATTCGGACACAACATTACAGAACTCAAGACTGGGTTCATTGAATGATTTAGACGCAGCTTTTGTTGGGTCAGAAAGAGATAATTTTGTTGCAGCTTTAAATGCACTGAGGGCAGACATTCCACTAATATTTGATGAGAATGGAACACAACTTAATTAATCGGAGAAAGTGCGAACATGACTGTTCCATTAAAGTTAAAAGACAGTGCTAGTGCCGATTTTATTCAGTTCTCATCAACAGAAGAAAATTATCTAGCATATCAAGCAGGTCTACACCTTGCGTCTGGAGATAGTTCAGATGTAGGGTCACTTGCGCTTAACGTTCACGGAACAAGCACGACTATTGGTAATCTTACCGATACTTCATATGACCAAGCAGTAGGAACAGGTGGTGATAATGTTTCCATAACATTTAGTACAACCACAACTCCAGTTAGACAAACTAAAGGAACTCTTACTCCTTCTGGAAGTAATAATCGTCTTCCTGTAATGTTTAGAGATAGTGACGGTCAAACAGTTATTCGTGAAATGAATGACTCTGATATGAGTGTAATGATTGATAGAATTAACACACGTATCTTTACTTCTGATTACCCAGGCACATATAAACTTGCAACGTCTACACCAGCTGGTGGATATACTCTTGATGTAGCAAATGTAACTACTGATACCAGAACAGATGGAACGTCAAATCAATACAATCTGTATCGTAGAACTTCTATGACTGCACCTACTAAGGTGTTACCGTTCTCTATTAAACGTTCTAGTGGTGATACAGGAACATATCAAGGTCTTCAGTTAATGTCTGACGACCAAGTAAAATATTCTATTGGTACTCGTTTACAGAATAAGATTTCATCAACTGCTAATGGTGTTGGGTCATATAAGATTTATAGTTCTGCTGCTGGTACTCCTACAAGTAATGGTTTATCAGGAACTTGGACTGCAAAGGGTACTGCAACCGATACTCGTCAAGCAATCGTTGATGCAAACTATACAAGAGGACGTGTATCAACTTATGCAAGACTAAGAACTTCAACATATTCTGCTGACTATCAAAGAACTAGAAACAGTGCATTCTCACGAAGTTCTAATGTAGCAAGAACAAGTACCTATACTGCAACCTATACTAAGACTAGAGTTAGCACTTATACTGTATCTGGTTTCCTTGGTAACTTTATTGGTAACTATTCTAGGACTACAGATAAAAATTATACCAGAACTAGCACTAGAGATGTTGCCTATGTAGGAAACTATGGTAATACCTTTACTGCTAATTACAGTCGTTTGTTTGAATACACTGGTAACTTTGGTTCGTCTGTTCGTTCCTCTACTGTTGTAACTGCATATACAGGAAATTATACCAATACCTTTATTGGAAATTATACTAGACAAGCACAATATATCGGTAATTATACTGGTGATTTTGTAGATTCCTATACACGTGATAGACAAGCAATCGCAGGTGCAACCTATTCAAGAAACTTTGTTGGTGACTATTCTCGTAACTATTTAAGAAATAGAGATAGTAATTACTCTCGTAATTATCTAAGAACTTCTATTGTATCGTTTGAAGGTAATTATCAAAGAAATAGAGTAGAAAACTTTACAGGTGACTATACTCGTAATTTCTCTAGAGACTTTAGTTCAGATTTTACAAGAACTAGTATTAATGAAATAGGATATCAAACCGCCTTTGCAAGAGGTAGAGGAAAAGGTGGTTTTCAATATTATGTAGGGAACTTTACTGGCCTTGCATACTATAGTAGAAATATTATATCATCAACAGGTAGTTGGTCATCATACTCCTTTAGTACTACTTTTGGAAGTTCATACTATTGGTTTACTCCTCCG